GTTCCGATGTGCCAAACACACCAGATCCCCGCGCCGACCTCTTCTGCTTCCGCGACAGCCCCGCCTCACTCATGGCAATGGCGATGGCTTGTTTTCGACTCTTGACTTTCTTGCCCGACCCGCCTGAGTGCAACGTCCCGCGTTTAAACTCCTTCATCACCTTATGAACTTTCTTTTGGCCGTAATCGCTCTTGTGTGGCATTGAAACCCTCAAAAGAAAAAACCCCGCTGGGATAAACCCAACGGGGCTCTTTTGCTGCGATGACCCCTACTTATTCAGTTGTTAGGACACAATCGTCGAAAAAGTCTTGTCCTCGAATGTTATTCCGAGGATTTTTCCGTCCTTAATATGCAAAATAGCATTGCCCTTGCGTTTGTCAAGCAAAAATTGCATCAGGGCGGCCACAATGGGTTGGGGGAGGGATACCGATCCGTTGTGGTGAATGACATCGCCACAGGCGGAAATGACGGTGCCCAATTATCCCTGCCCCGACATTTGTGTTAATGGGTTGATGGTGGCATTTATCTCAGCGGGAAGTTCGCCCTCTGCTGGGACCATACCCCCCTTACCCTGCCCCCCAGTCATCTGCATCAGCCCCATCAGTTCCTTGAAGCGATTAGGCATATTCTGCAATTCCTCTGGATTCTGCTCCAGGTGGGACGGGTTGATATTCAACAATTTCATCATGTAGGTCAAAATCTTGTCGCCGCTGAAGCGTTTGGCGAAGGCCTGAAACAGGATAGGGTTAGAGACAGCCATTTGCATGAGGGCGGCGGCTTTTTGGAAGTCTCTCACTCTCGCAAGAGTGGCCGAGAGGCCATGAACGCGAAAACCGCACCCACCGGCCAAATTAGCGAATCGTTCCTCTGGCCCCATCCGGGCCAAGGTCAACGCCACCCGCGTTCCAAGTGATCCCACAATGTCCTGGCTGGAGAGGTCGTCGGCATTCTGCAAAATGGTCATCCAAGCCTTGCGGAGGGTCGGACCAATAAGTTCCGTTTCAATATCGGCGGAGATGGCATCCAGGGTGACGGCTGAGGATTGGGAGGCTTCAATAACCTCTGTTGCCTTGACCTGCTTCGGGGGCAGCATACCCATGCGCAGTTCATTGGAGAGCGAAGCGGCCAGGTGCTCGCTGTTGGCAATCTGAAACATGGCGATGGCGTCTTGTGGCACCTTGCCCTCAGAGACCGTTTCCACCACCTTCATGCCGTCGGGCGTCTCGTCCTTGATGGCAAGACTGATCCCCTGGGGGATGCCCCCGGCGATCTGGCGGGCATCTTCGAGAAGTCCTGTCCGCACCTGCTTGATGCCCCACACCGACGAGAGACCCCCATCCAGCATGAGGTTGAAGAGTTCATTGATCGCCACGTTGAGTGGCGCAACATGGTCAAAAAGGGCCTTGTGCCACACGGATCCAGGCACCCGGACCAGCGGAGAGCTGACGAAAGGGGACTCCTGGTGCCAAAAGGGGTTGTCCTCTGGGATCCGGAGCAAATAACGGTCATTGGCAATGGCTGCCACACAGTTCTTTTTTACCACCCGGCCCCGCGCATCCAAAATATCGCCCCAGAACTCGTCAACCACCACTCGCTTACGAAAGGACGGAGGGGTGGCGTCCGTTTGGTTGCGGCTGCGGGCTTTTTCCCACGATTCATACTTTTTCTCGAAATCCTGGTCAATCAGTTCCAAAACATCGGGGTCGTAGATGTCGTCGTTCTCGGCCACCTCGATTAAATCCGATAAATCCCGCTCTACGGTGTGTATTTCGTATAAATTGCGGTCTGTGGGGTCGGGGAAGTAATCTTCAGCGGAAATCAGGTCAATAATCAGCCGCCATGGCTGAATTTCCCGTGTTTTGAGGCTTTTTGTCTCATTGGCCCGAATTTGACCCTCTTCACCGACGGACACAAACTCAATCCCTCTCTCAGCGAAGAATTGCCGCTCCGTTCGCTTCCTTCCGTGGATTTTCAGCGTAATCAGAGACTCGAGGAGGCCCTTTTTGACCCCATCAGACAGCACCAGGGGGAACGAGGTCCACTTTTGGAGCCCATCGGGCATACGGTTGAGGAAGCAGAGGACTAAATCACGGGCCTCGTGGGCCTGGAGGACAGCATTGGGCGGCATATCCATCGTAAACCACTCACCAAACTGGACCAAGGCCCGCTTCACGAAGGCGGAAAACTGCTCCACGGCCACAGGCACCTTGGGCAAGAACTCCTTGGACTGGCCTTTTTGCTTGTGTGACCAGTCCTGCCGACCCAAATAGGTGTTGGTATTGAAGCGATTGAGAGCGGTACGATCCCGCTTGGCCATCTCCGCTTCATGCTTGTAAGCACGGATGGCCGTTAAGACCGTCAGATCAGCCCCTTGCGCGACTGGCCTATCCTCTCCTGGTTGTTTGCGCCTAGCCATGCTGCCTCCGTTCAATCACCATCACACCACGCCCAGCATCATATTCGGCATGGAAAGTATGATCGCCATGATGCGACCGTAATTCACAAATCCACAAGAGGGCTTCAGGATATTCCTCTTTTCGCATTTCCACATACGCCCAACCCGTTACCATGTTGCTAATCCGCTCAAGACGCCATCCAGGTCTAGCTTCGTGGTTTGTCGTACACATCGTTACTTCTCCCAAAATATCCAGGCATGGGAATGCCTTTGGACGTTTTCTCACTAGCTATGCAGTCGTGGCACACACCGATGGCCCGGGCCCCGTGGGTCAAGAGGGCGTTGGGGCAGAGACGGCATATTTTCAGGTCATTCAGCGGTGCGCCCATGCGTACCCCGGCATGCCAATAGCCGCTTTTAGGCTGTCAAACGGCCCCGTCCGTCGTACAGGTTGCTCATAAGAAATCCAGTACCCAAACGCATCCGAATCATGCGTGCGCTGGTAATACGGATCGCGCCGATCATGGGACTTCTTGATCCCACCCCGGTCATCCCGCAAGGTTTGTTCCAAGTCGTCAATCAGATGTTCACAGGAGGGGTCAATTTCCACGATGGATACCCCCCCCTGATCCCGCAAGGCGGCGTTGACGGCATTGATGCGGTCAGGCACCATCGGGTTTTTCTCCGGCACCTTCAGTCTCACGGGTGCCCCATACTGGCGCATGGCGTTCAAAATCAGGCTGTAGTCGCTCTGACCCGTCTGCCGTGACCGCCCCTTGGAGGTGGCATCGCCATAAATCCATATTTCCCCGCGATGGTCTGGCACGGCATCGTAAAAGAGCTGCACCATGTCAAGGACGCTACCTTCTTGCAGCCGAAAGGTCCGATAGACTCGAAACAGCTTCATGTGGCGCTGCCCGATCCCGCTGACCATCGGCTCCACGTTGAAATCCCAGTACCAGGCCAGGGGCATTCGTTGCGTGATGGGAGGCTGAGACTTGACATGGACGCGCCGATCAAAGGACGGGTAGGCCCGTGCGCCAGACAACCCCGGCAACCACTCGCCCCCCAACCGGATCCTCCGCTGGACGGAGCCTTCGGGATAAATGGATTCCAGCCGACCGATTTCCCGCTGATCCAAGTGGGGGTTGTCGTAGATGGAGGCCCCGAAAATCCCCACATTGGGGAGCTTGCCCATTTCCCACGGCTTGATGATGTCGGTGAAAATCCAAGTCACACCCCCGACTTGGCCTTCGGGGGGGAGGAGGGTGGCGGTGCCAAACACCCGTAATGGCCGGCCCCCAATACGGATGACTGATTCCTCGTAAATATGTTTACTGTGCTCCTCGTCAAAGTGAATCCAGTCTTTCTCTGCCCCCCGATATTTGGTGCTGCCAGCATCGGCCGACTTAAAGCCCACGATGGAACCGTTCTTGAGCTTCAAGACCCGATCTGATACCCGCCACTCGCTTATTTCCCGGTCCGGGATGAACGGCTCGTGCGTCGCCCCTGGCGGGACGAAGCCGTTATTGAAGTATTTGGGCTCGATGATGTCGCGGGAGGTGGGAAAATCAATCGATGAGACCCATCCCGACGTCGCACGATCTCGAATCTCCACTCGACCCCCTTCTGAGTAGGCAGATCTAGGATCATCGCCAAATCGTGCAAGCGAAGAGCCAATATATGCTCCCGCATCTGACTTTCCGCTTCTGTTGGCAGCCACAAACCAGTTTTCTGCTTTTTTCCCATACAGCACACTCTCAATGAAGGGTTTCTGTTTCGGTGTAGGCTGAAAGAGTAAGAGGGGGTCGGTCGCGGCTCGCTCGAGGATAGCCTGGGCAAGGAAGGCGCGTTGCTCGTCGAGTTCACGGAGTCTAGTCACCCATCACCGCCTTCAGGGCTGCGCGACAGATAGCGAGGGGGGCGGTGTCTGCAAGCCCACCTACTGCATATTCTAATTCTTTGGCTAAATAACAGTAATAGACACCATGTTTATTGCGTTCAATGGACCACCGTTTGTGCTTATCAAGAATATCCCACGCATTGGCAATAGAGGTGGAAGGCTCCCAGCACTCAACTGGATAGGTCGCTGGGGGGTCAAATGTGTCTGTTGTTTCTGCCCAGACCTCTACACCATTTCGCTTTCGGCGGTGCCACTCCATCACCCACTCTGCCACAAGGGCGTCGACTTCACGGCCTGCGGAGAGCGCAAGGATGGCGTCCAGGGCTAATTCGGTCCGCATATCGGGCACTCCGCATATCGTGTAGGGTCATAGGTACAGCCACAGTGGGGACAGCGGGTGAGGGTAGACCACACCTTGCCCTCATGGGTGAAAATTGTAGGGGCAGACCAGATAGTGACGGCCCCCTTGGAGATGAGACGCCTAGCCTCAGCCTTGGATACATTGAATGCGAGAGAGATCACGTCAAGAAGCCTCATTCTTTACGCCTAGCTTGCCCTGGGTTGCACGATCTACTACCACTTGGGGGAGGATATATATTTGTCAGAGCGGTATCGTACGCGCACGCACATGGTAGCCTCACCCCACCCCCCCCCC